ATCAGCAACAGGTTTGATCTGTGGAGCATTTGCGACAGCGTTAGCTTTTATAGGAAATCTGTTTATTGGAGCTGTAAATACGATCATTGGAATAGGGGTTACTTTATGGAATCTGATAGCAAATTTTGTCAATGCATTTGCACTTATTTTTAATAACCCGATCGCCGGTATAGAGGCTTTATTTTTAAGCCTGTTTAACTTTATAGTGGAAGTAATCGAGTCAGCGGCTCGAATGCTTGATGCAGTATTTGGCAGCAGTCTTGCGGATGCAGTAGCGGGATTTCAGAACAAAGTACAGGCAAAAGTGGATGCTGTGATAAGCGAAAATGGTGGATCAGAAATTTTAAAGACGGTAGACATGTCAGATTATCAGTTCAACCGGTTCGATTATGGGGACGCATGGAACTCAGGATATAATTTTGGAGAGAAAATTGATGATAAAATATCAAATTTCAGTCTGTCGGACATCTTTGGCAAAACGGATATTCCGAATCCTGATGATTATATATCTGGTTTCAGTGATGCAATCGCAAATTCCGGTGCAGGTGGCAACCTTGACAGTATTGCAGATGATACCAGTGCAGTCAAAGATTCTGTGGATATCACGGACGAG